GTGCGAGTTTTGAGGATTAAAAGTTAGTTTCATAGCTACTTATTATTAAGGGAGAAATATAAAAATGGCAATCAGTTGGGCTCAAGCCGGAGTTGATCCAAAAAGAAGATTTAAGTTTAAACTTAAGCTAGGTGATGTGGCGGAGTACTATGTCAAAACGGCAACAATGCCCAAGGCAAATGTTTCCACAATAGAACATAGCTACTTCGATTACAATTTTAAGTTCCCAGGTCGTGTTACTTGGGATCCGATTACGGTAACGATGGTCGCTCCATCTCAGGGAATTGAAGACCCAACAGACTTACTCTATGATTACTTTAGAGTTGCTGGATATTTCTTTCCCGATGAGTCCCCAGGCTTGACTGCTAATTCTCTTTCTAAGCAAGGATTTAGTGATGCTTTTGGTGGCGACCCTCAACTACAGTTGATGGATGGCAGCGGAATGGTCATTGAGGAATGGACTCTCCGTAATGCTTTCTTAACAAATGTGGATTACGGTGGTAGTTTAGATTATACATCGGATGAAATGCTTGAGCTTTCAATGGAAATCTCATTTGATTGGGCACAGAAGACACAATCAGGCTAAACATCCGACAATTGTTTCTTAAGAAAGGTTTTAAAATATGAGCAGAAATGAAGGACGCTTCAGTGCAGCCGAGGGTTCCCCAACTCCAGAGGACGAGGGGACTTCGGCTGTTGCTGCATCTGCGGCAGGTTCGCAGTTTAATTGGGCATTGCCCACAGAATTTGTGGAGCTACCCAGCAAAGGTAAATACTACCCACCGGGACACCCTCTACATAATCAGGCAACGGTAGAGATAAAGTATATGACTGCCAAAGAAGAGGATATCCTAACGGATCGTGCTCTTCTCAAAAAGGGTATAGCAATTGATCGAGTCCTGGAGAATTTGATCGTTAACAAAGCGATCAAACTTGATGATTTGCTAGTTGGTGATAAAAACGCAATCCTAGTGAAGGCAAGAACTACAGGATATGGATCAAGTTATGATACACGAGTAATCTGCCCGAACTGTCTTACACCTTGTGAGCACTCATTTGACCTAGAAGAGCTTGGACATATTGATTTTGAACAATCCTTAGAAGATGACGAGGTTGAATTAACAGAGAGTAATACATTTAGAGTCACACTTCCAATGTCAAAAGTTACGATTGAATGTCGGATGCTGACTGGTGGGGATGAAAGCTCTATCGCAAAAAAAGCACTCCGAAATGACCGTAAGAATGAAGCGTCAACCACTTTGACAACACAGTTGGGTATGTTGATTGTTTCCATAAACGATAATACTGATAAATTTACAAAAGCTAAGTTTATTGCAGCGATGCCAGCCAGAGATTCACGATACCTGAGAGGTATCCTAGAAAAAGTCACTCCTAACATTGATATGACTCAAGACTTTGAGTGCGAACATTGTGGTGAACAAGCGGTCCTGGAGGTGCCGCTGAACACTGACTTTTTTTGGCCTAAGTGATGAGTACGCTGAATCAATCTACGAAGAATTCTTTAATTTAAAGTACTATGGAGGTTGGAGCTTTTTTGAGGCTTACAATCTGCCGATCGTATTAAGAAGATGGTTCTTACGAAGGCTTGTGACGCAAAAAGAAAAAGAAGCTAAATCGCACGATGATGCGATGAGAAAAGCAAAATCAAAGCGTCGCTAAATATCATTAAAATAGTGAATTACAACCTACTTACTAAGCAAACGTGTATATTGCTGAGGAATCTCTATGCTTACTGAAGACCAATTAAAAGAAATAGTGTTCGATCTTGGCGCTGCTCGCAAAGGGCAGCTTGATGAAAATATCCTTCATGTCTTCGCTGCGTGGATTGAGTATTTGCTATCAAAAATGTATAAAGGCAGGCGAATTCCGGTTAAGGTCCGGGGTAACAGAATAGAGGTTCAGCGATTTACCGATGCCTTGGTTAACGAAAAAAGATATATGGATTATATCAAGAAATACGGACTTGATGATCCAATGACCTACAAACAAAAGTCAAAACTTAACGTGGCAATTAAAAGATTTGAGCGAGAAGCACAAATTAATTGGCCTATCAAAAACCCATAGGACCCTAAGCCGTGGCTGACGAAAAAACACCAGATGAATTAGCGGAGCAAGCCAAAGCCGCCAAAGCGGCAGCGGAAGCTACTGAATTATTAACTGCACGACAGAAAGCCCTTGAAGAACAAGGTGGCTTGACCCGTAAGCAGCTTAACGATATTAATTCTTCCCTTCGGGAACAGCTTAATTCTTATACAGATATTAATTCAATTACTGACGAATATCGTGCAGTTATTAGTACTCTTGCCAGCGTCGAGGCGGACTTAGCGAGGGCTCAAGGCGAAGGAAACAAAGTTCTTGAGGCGCAATTGCTGTCTCTTAAAAAGACCAACGAAGAACGCAAAAAAGCACTTGAAGTAAAGTCCGCCGACGCTGACGAAACCAAAGACAAAATCGTTCCTGGGCTTAAAGAACTCGGTGATGAGCTTATAAATAACACCAAGCTTACTGCTGAAAACACCAAGAAGCGTTCCGAAGCACAACTCGCCTTAGATAGACTTTCAGATTCTGAAACCAGATCTGGGCTTGCCCTCAATTCATTTTCAAAGGCTCTTTCCGTAGCGAAAATGCAGGAAGCAGACTTCTCTGCCGGTGGCATGGATATGGTTGGCACCCTAGCAGAGATAGGGTTTAAGTTTGATGCCGCCTCGAAGGCAGTAGAAGTAAATACAGGACTAGGAAGACAGAGCGTTGAGCAAATGAAGTCCCTTGTTTCTGAAAATTATGAACTTGGTGTTACAACGGAAGAGGCTTCAAAAGCAATATCTACATTGAATTCTCAATATGGCGGGTTTATTGGGGCCAACCAAGCGACGCAGAAGGAACTGGCGAATACAGTCCTTCAGCTTGAAAGACTTGGTGTGTCGTCTGAATCATCTGCCAAGGCACTTGACTTGTTGGACCGAGGATTTGGCATGGGCGCTGATGGTGCCAGGGAGGCTCTCGATGAGTTTGATAAACTGGCCCAGGGTTTATCGTTGCCCACATCGCAAGTTGTCGATGACTTTACAAAAATAGGACCTCAGCTTGCTCGCTTTGGAAAACAGGGTACCAAACAGTTTGCATCACTGTCAAAGCAGGCTAGGTCTCTTGGGCTTAATATTGAGGATGCCTTCAATATTGCTGAGGCGATGGATACGTTTGAAGGCGCTGCTGATATGGCAGGGAAATTGAACGCACAACTAGGGCTGCAAATTAATTCTGTTGATATGCTGGGGGCTACTCACGAACAACGTATAGAGATGCTCCGACAAGAGTTTAAGCAAAGCGGACAGAATTTTGATCAGCTTGATAGGCGTCAAAAACAAGCCGTTGCTGAAATGATGGGGGTATCTGTTGACGTTGCTGGTAAACTTTTCGGTGATCCAGTTAAATATAAGCAATACCAAAAAGATCAAGAGGAAGCTGCTGCCCGAGCCGAACGACTAACCGCCGTGCAAACAAAACTAGCCGCTATTGGTGACAGGCTTATGGTTGCTTTTGGCCCTGTATTGACTCTGTTCTCGGGACTTGCTAATATTTTATCGTATGGATACATACCACACGCAATTGCTTTGTTTACTGGGTTTATCGGAGTTCTTAAGACTTTATCAATGGTAAAGTTGGCTGTTGCCGCTGCGGAACAAATGGGTGTCGCCTCAACAAAATCATCAATACTGGCAAGAACAGCCGAAAATGCAAAAACCTTAATTGGAATAGGGCTTGATAAGATTAAGGGCTTCTTCAGGTTAAAAGAGATCGCCGACACCAAAAAATCAATAGGCATGAAGATTATAGAAAATGAAGTTGAAGAAGAACTTAATGACACTAAGAAAGAAAGTGTCAAGCAAAGCGGAAATTCTGGAATGGCGGCGATGAAATTAATACCTATAATGCTAGCCTTGGGCGCTGCTGTACTTATGGTTGGTGCTGGAATTTATTTGGCTGCGACAGGTATGGCCAACTTTGTTGATGCATTTGCTAAATTAAGCATGGAGCAAATTGTTGCCTTTGGGTTTGGACTAGTAGGACTCGCAATAGGGTTGTATATGTTGATTCCGGCTTTGGCTTCGTTCGCTAGTAGCTTAGTTTTATTAGGCGGTGGCGCAGCCATCGCAGGATTATTGGCTCTTGGACTCGCTCTAATGATGATTGGTGCAGGTATTGGAATGATAGCCGCTGGTGCCGGCGCTGCATTTGAGGGAATTTCTAATGTGCTTGAGACGTCTTCTACAGTATCACCAGCAAATATGAAGGCAACAATGCAAGTTTTAGATAAAATGATTGACGTGCAGGTAGCCTCTGCATTTGCAAATGTACCAGCGTTGACCGCTATAGCCGATTCGGTGATGTTCGGTGGTGATGATACACCAGGCGGCGAAAGATCTTCTGAGAAAACAATTGAACTTAAAGTTAATGAACGAATTTTAGGGAATGTGGTAGTAGATATTATGAACAATCGTTATGATCTTACTCCGAGGTAAAATAAATGAGTGTATATGACCCAAAAAGTTTAACAGACGGCATAAGTTCACAGGAAGCATTAAACGGAGAAAATATCTCTGGCGAAAGGAATTTGTATAACGAAGGTTTTAAGCTCGAGATAGAGCACGTCCCCACGGGATACAAGGTTAACTTCCCGGCTTACCTTGAAAATTTTAGTGATGCATACACCCAAAACTGGAACGCTGAGACTGTCTACGGGCGAATGGATCCGATTGCTGTTTATCAGAATACGAGTCGTGCAATCGCTATGTCCTGGAACGTTCCAGCCAATTCTTTTAGACAAGCTAAAGAAAACATGGATGTTATAAATACCTTAATGACTTTTATGTATCCTAGTTATTCAACTTCCGGAGCAGGCAACGTGTTGAATATGTCGCCTTTGGTGCGAGTGAAATTTCTTAATCTAATTCATAACGCAGCTAATCCTGATCTTGGTCTTTTGGGGTATATAAACGGCTTTACAGTTGATGTTCGTTCCGATGACGGAGTGTTCCAGCAGCGTGGTCAGGGATTGGGAGAATACACAGCGAACGACGGAACGGTCTTTGACACTCAGGGGGTTGAAGCAAAAGCTCCTGCCGTCTATCCCAAGACTGTCACTTTAAATTTTGAACTTAATGTTCTCCACGAACAAGCTATGGGCTGGACGTCAGGCAAAGAGGGAGATCCAGTTTTGCGTCAGTCAACGGGCGGTTATCCCTATAGGACAGACCAACCAGTTCCCTCACTAAATAATCCTGGATCGGCAAACGTAACAGCGCCAGCTACCACAAATTCAAGTGACCCAAATCAAACCGCTGGACAGATAACGTCTCAGAATTAATGGAGAATCTAAGAAATGGCAGGTAGGAGATATAACGGAAGACAGCTTATTGTGAATGACGATATGTCATATCAAGAGTCTTTCTTCGACAAGCGAGATATTAAGCAACTGATACAGTATGATACTGCTAGGTTTTATTATCCCACTCCGGCTGAACGCCAAGCTATGAATTTGTCTACTTTAAATTGGACAGCTACTTCTAAACTTTATAATTTAGCTTTTGAGTATTATGGGGATCCTTCATTGTGGTGGATTATAGCCTGGTTTAATCAAAAACCAACTGAGGCTCATTTTAAAATTGGGGATGTGTTTTATGTACCTTTAGATTATAGGCAGGTGATAGAGTTTTTCCAAAAACAGAACGGTGATATTTAATGGGAACATCAGAAGAAAAAGCCGAGCCAACAGCAGAAGATACAATTGCTCTAAGACAGGCAAATACCCAAGCCTTCTTGTTGGGTGGTATGCCAGATGTTGCTCGAACTGTTGACCGGGCACCTTCTAAGTTTAAATTAGATAATGTGTTGGCTACACAAACTATTTTCACGGGTGCTGACAGTGTTAATGCGGCTACACTTGTTTCTAGAATGTCAAATCCTCCAATCATAAGCAAGTTCTTGGAAGCCACCCCAGCCCAGCTTAGTGTCTTGGTCCCCAACATAGAGTTCTTTTATGTTCTTCAGGATAGTGAAAAAAAGACACTAAAAAGCGAGCCTATTAATTTTAGCGACCATAGTTCCGGAGAAAGAATAAAATTCCTTTCTAAAAATAGGCACCTCATCAAGGACTCTGAAGACTTTAATAAGATACTTAAAAAAACTACCAATGACGCAGACGACGTTGGTGTCAAAGAGTTTACTTGGATGTTTGACAACAAACACGAGGGAAACAAAACACTCAAAGCTACTTTGACATTGCATTTTGGCTCTATTCTAGATCTTTTAAACGATAAATATTTGCGATTCATATTTAACAGAAATACTGCGGAAGAAGGAGTTAAGGATAAAGAATCTTCACAAAGTCTAAAGGAAATCCTGACAAGATTTGATAAGATGCAGCATGCTGCCGTATCTGCTTTTAGAAATAAGTATTCTAAAGAAGACCAAAAAGATTTCCGACAAATAAAGGTAAGAGTTGGCTGGTCTAAGCCTGAGCGAAAACCGAAGAAGAACAACGACAAAGACGGCAACGAATTACCAACTGATGTTTTTGCTGGAATGACTGCGACGCAAACAAAGGAATTCTATGATGCTGTGGAAGCTACACAGAAAATAATTCTTCTTAACCTAACTCAATATAAATTAAACTTTGGACAACAGGGGCAAGTAGGACTTACCATCGATTATGTTGGTTCGCTTGATAGTGTTTTATCCGACCCAGAAAAAACTAATATCTTTAGTAGAACTCATGAGTCAAACACTAACCGGACAGTCCCCAGAGCCTTAAGATACGAAACTGGGCTCGGGATACGAGCCCCAAGCCAGGCAGAGGGCACATCCTTTAAGGATTCTGCTTTTGGATATAAAGAGGGACAGAAGGATAAAGGCTCTGTTACGTTTGCCAACAAACAACTGATGGGCAGTTTAGCCAATGCTCTCCACGATGCGCCAGTTAGAGATGAAGTAACATTTGTAAATGATTCTTTTATAACAAACCTTGGTGCCTTACAATACGAACAAAAAACACTCTTGATGTTGCGTCAATATTTAAAAGAAAATAATGATGCATCTAATAGCAAACATGAAAAACTTTTTGAAGCGATAGATGATGGACTGGAAGCTGTCCGCCAGGCTGAATCAATCTTAGAAAAAAGGCTGGCATCACTCAAGTATTCTCAATTTATGGGCGCACTTTTAAATTCTGGCAAGATCAAGACTGCAAGAATTCGACCAAGTATATTGAAAGCAAACTCTGTTGAATCAGCAGCAGCAGGGGCCGGCGGTCAATTGATTGTCGGTCAGGCCACATCTAAGCAGAGAAAAAGCAAAAAAAAGCAGTTTGATAAAGCGATGAAAAACCTGTCCAAAAAAGACGCAGGAGTAGATGAAGACAAAGAGGGTGTTTTAGACCCTGAGTCCACTGAAAAGTCTGGACAGACTCATAAAGGACTAGAGGTTTTATTCTTCACCGTTGGAGATCTTCTAGATATTGCGGCGGGTGCCTTGGACAAAAGACACGAAATACTGGAGTCCTTGGACGGCAACATCCTTTTGGGTGGTTTTAGTGGATATGATGCAGGTATCATAGGTTCCAAAAAGAGGAATATGATTTTTTCTGTTGCCGATATACCAATCAGTGTCGATTGGTTCGGACAATGGTTTATTGATAATTTTTTGGGCGGCAACCCACCTCCAAACAAGATAAGCTTAAGAGATTTTACAAACAAGCTTTTGAACAATATGGTTGCTCCTTTAATAAACGAGGCGTTTAAAAATTCTAACAGAACGGTTGGTGTTAATTTTTCTATGACTTCCATTGCTTACCCGAGAGATGAGAAAGTTAATTTGCGCAGTAAATCAAATCATGGACGTGTGACTTTCGACGCTATTGACGAAATGGTCAAGTCCATTGTTGGGGCTGCGCCTGTAAATTCACCCACGACTACTTACTTTCCGGTTTTCTGCACTGTGAAACAATCTGGTACAAATAAAAGCCTTGTAGGCAACAAGGCCCAAGATCAGGCTAAAGGCATCTATCATTTAACCCTGGGTAGTGACAGGGGACTGGTAAAGACTTTTTCTTTTTCGGAAAAGAAAATGCCTCAACTTAGGGCTATAAACATAGAAAACAATAACGCTGGGTCAGCATTGGTCCTGCCACAAGACGTTGAACTAACAATGGTTGGCAACACTTTTTTCAGGAATGGCAGCGTTATTTATATTGATGCTGGTTTTGCTCTTGGTAATTTGGTGTCCAAAAAACTGGGGATTGGCGGATATTATATGGTGGTAAAATCTGAAAACACCATAAATGCCTCTATTTATGAGACAAGGTTAACTTGTATGTTCCTCCAGTCGCCTGGAGCAGCGGGATAAAAAAAGATGGCACAAAGAGCAAAACCAGTAATAACCAATGAGCCATATCTTTTCTCTATTGCGACTGACGACTCAAACTCTAACAGGACCCATGAGCAAAGAAGAAAATACTCACACGATATTGTTCGCCTTATAGGTCCAAAGCGCCCGTTTGACTTTTGGGGAAAAGACACTTATCTTGGACGAATAAATGTTGTGGGAAATGCTAGTATAGTAAATGAAACATATCTAAAGCAACTCAGACACTCTGATTCAAAAGAGCCTTTGTTTGCCATAAACTTTGTAGCTGACGCCTGGCGAGACTTTGTTGACAAGTTGCAAGAACTAGCAGAAAAGGGGATATTGGATCCAGACGGACCTTATGCCAATCTTATAGCCAAGAAGTCCTTTAGGAGTGTGACTGCTGATTATCATAGGTATATGATTGATACAGTTTACCCTCTATTCACAGAATCTTACCTTGGGACCTTCAATCTAGAGAACAAAAGAATAAGGGATGTGGATTCATTTTTAAAAATATTTACTAATTTTGTTAATGAGTACGCCAAAGTGGTAGGTCCCATAACTGTATCTGGGTTTATTGAAAGCACGTTTTGTTCTCCACTAAATAGTGGTTTGGTGATAAGCACAAGCGAAGATGATCACAATATTGATTTTACAAAATCTGAAAAGTATATGTTGGATGAGAACTTTGATCTTGTTTCTTCTATTGCAACTTATTACGGATTTGGTATTGATCAAAATGCGCCCTGGAGATTTGTTGCAGATCTTTCATCTCCGGCTATGAAAGAATATATGAGGGGCGTTGAAATAGAGAGCTTTGATTTAGGGAACCAAAACGATACAGATGACTGCGACAACCCTTTTATCCCAGATGATTTTCCTGTTATAGACCCATTTGGTTACTCGGCAATACCGGGACTAGAAGATATTGTTAGACACGCTGTGGGATATAATGAATATCGAGAATCCTTAGCCGGTGTTGAGGATGCCGAAACAACTTTCAAAGTATTTTATTCAACAGCACACACAGAGGTGTGGCGCACTGATATGGATATCATCAAAGTTTATTTCTTAGACTTCTACAATTCCCTAGTAAACCGTCAGCCTAATGTAAGTGTTCTCATCCCAGACGACACTGGAATATGCCTCAAGTCTCGTGTTGAGCTTATCAATCGTCAAGTAATGTCGTATAATAAGTTTAAGCAAAATGGAGCCTATGGTGACAAATGGAATTTAAAGTGCTACTATCTTCTTCGAAGAATTGAGAGAAAGATGAAACACTCAAACAAGTTTGTCAAGGAAAGTCTTAAAGAACTGATGAACGTTTATAATTTTGTTAGTGGTAACACCGATAGAAAATATCTGCTGGCGTTAAAGTATCTACAGCAAGATATCCTTGAACCAATTACAGCCTCTTCCTTAACGCTTGACACAGTTGGCGATATAAATAGAGTATAGAAAAAGAGTAAAACTTGTTATTTCAAACTTTAGATGATAAGTCAGAGTGCGTCGGGATTTATTGCGACGGGCAATTAATATTTGACTTAGTGGATTTTCCTGAACAGATCTCTAGGACGTGGAAATACTCTTCGTACTTACGAGATATAGAAGACATAGAGTATGCTAGTCTGTACCTTCAGGGACAGGACATACAGGATGCTATCCCAGAATATTTGAAAGATGACTGGGAGGATACGTCGGACAAGATCCGTGCGTTCCACAGGTCACTGCAAATATCAAAAGTAAATCAGTTTGAGAATTGTTTTTTTGATTTGGTTCCACAACGATTCCTGGTTGACTTTTGTGAAGTCAAGAACGATATTACAGATTACATCATAAAAAACATTGACAGGCCACAAAGATATGACTATCTTCTTAAGGTGTGCCAAATGCTAGAAGATATATCAAATAGAAGGCTAAACATAAATCTTAAGAAGTTGAAATCCTACCCAGAGAATAATATTCTAAAAGACATTTCTACAGGGAGCAGGTTTATAACTTATAATCAGTTTGGTACAAAGACTGGAAGATTAAGCACAGCTAAGAAGTCTTTTCCAATCCTAACGCTGAAGAAAGACTATAGATCAATTATAGAGCCGGTCAATGACCGTTTTCTGGAGATCGACTTCAACGGGGCCGAGGCTCGTGTTCTTCTTGGGTTACTGGGAAAACAACAGCCTGACCAAGATGTTCATAACTTTCACCGGGATGAGGTTTTCTCTGGATCATTAACCAGAGAACAGAGTAAGACATCTTTTTTTGCGTGGCTATATGGGGCCAAATCAATCAACAATAGCAAAGAGGGCGATGTACTCAAGAGCTTCTATGATAAAGAAAATGTTGTCAATCAATTCTGGGATGGGACAACAGTAACAACATCTTTGGGTAAAGTTATAAATGATGTTGACAGACATCACGCACTGAATTATATTGTTCAATCTACAACTGCTGAACTCACTTTGTTACAAGCTCTTAAGGTTGACTACCTATTGAGGACTAGGGCAAAAAAATCATTTATCTCTTGTATTATTCACGATTCTGTGGTTATAGATTTATCCGATGAAGACTCTCATCTTGTTCCATCTATAAAAGCTTTGATGAGTTCAACAAAATTTGGTGTGTTCAAGATAAATACTAGTATGGGTAATTCCTTGGGGAATTTAAAACACTATGAAGAATAAAATTATTGGCTTAGGAAAAGTCGGCTGTGGTATCGCCACAGAGTTTGAAGAATACCCAGAGTACCGTGTGTATAAAATTGGCACAGATTTAGAATCACGAGGTAACTTTCACACTCACTTAGTAATTGAAAAGCAAGAGAGTATTCAAGACTATGAAGAGAAGTTTGATTCAATTGACGCAGAAGCTTATCTAGAGACGATCAAGCCAACTGATGAAGTTTTGTTTGTTGTTGAGGGTGGGGATCCAGTATCAGGAGTGATCCTAAGTCTTCTGGAGAAGATAAAGAACACAAGAATAAGCATCCTATATGTATGCCCGGACCCAGATGTTAGTTCTTTGGTACAAATGAGAGATAGTAAAATAGTTTTTAATATTTTGCAGGAATACGCTCGCAGCGGTCTTTTCAAGAGGATGTATATTTTCAATCGAACAAAGGTAGAAGAGTTGATTGGGGATGTGTCTATTGCAGAGTATGAAAAGAGCGTTTATCATTTCATAGCATATATGATAGCTATGACAAAGTACTTTGACAATTCAGGATCTGTACTTGAGAGCCGAAATGAACCAGTGAATATAGCAAGAATATCAACTTTTGGAGTCACTTCATTAGACAAGCGAGCGGAAATTCGTTTTCTTTATCCGATAGAAGAAGAGAAAAATGCACACTTTTATTTTGGCATTCCTGATGAAATGCTGGCTACGGACAACGAATTGATGAGAAAGATTAAAACGCAAATGAAAAACTTCTCAAAAGAAGGAGTAGATACGGGCTTTTCAGTTCACGCCACGGATCTTGAGAGAACTATAGTACTGTGTTCGTTCCATGCCAGTAAGATTCAAAACTAAAGGCATAGACCACCCGTCAAATCGCATTTCTCAACCTACTTATATAAGCAGCTAACTATTATAGTTATTGTAGTAGGAATTGGGAATAGTATAAAAAATGAACAAAACAAACTCAAGAGGAATATTATTGGCCTCTTTCATCACATCAGATTCTGAAGAAGATATCCTAACAGAAGTAGAAAACATAGCTAATACTTTCTACCTTTCCAACAATATGATATTTCTGTTGAAGATTACTGATGCGCCCGAGAAAAAAATTATAACATACAACGCCCTCATAGAAAAAGGGAAACCATTAAATACACGATTGTTTACGATGCGTGTTCACAGAAAAAAGAACACAAATACTTTATATACAATAAATGCCTTAAACGCTGCGGTCGCCAAAGATAATAATGGTAAAACAGGGAAACACTTAAAGCTTGACTGGGAGCAATACAGAAACTCAATAATGTTATTGACGGGCTCAGAATTAAAGACACACCCAGTGGAAGTCTTGAGGGTGTTTAAGGTCGAGACAAGTGAAGAACCCGAAGAATAGATGTCGGATAAATATTTTAGTGCCCTTGTAGCATTGCTTTACTTCCCAGTTTATTGTTCTATATTGTTACTAGACAAAATCAGGGAGAATGGAAATGACACACGAAGGGCTGGCAGAAGAATTAGTTAAATTAGCAGAACATCTTGTGGGTGGCTACGGGATGTTATTTATAGTTGCTTTCCTAACTTTTATGTTCAGAGATTTTGTAACCAATTTTGCTGCTGGACTTAAATTTATGTTCGGCTCTGATTTCGATGTAGATGATTTAGTCTGGATCGCCGGAAACAAAAAAGCCCGCATCGTTCGTCAGACTCCCACAAAGACGGTCTTTCACTTATTAGAGTCTGATCGCAAGCTCGTGGTACCGAACGTTGACCTTTATAAGCTAAGGGTAGAAAAAGCCTTGTCGGGCGCTAACGAAGGCAAGGACATTTAATAAAAACATCTTAAAAGCTTTACACCCTCTCCCAATGTGGTATAGTAGATACACGGTCAACTAACCAGTAAAGGAGAAATACAATGGGTATTGACTTGAGCAAGATGAGAGCAAAGCACGCTGCTCTTACGACCAGGGGAGGCGACTCCTCAGAAAACTATTGGAAGCCAGACGAGGGCACGCACCAGTTGCGACTAGTATGCCCGCCAAACGGCGATCCATTCTTTGAGGCATATTACCACTACGGCATGGGTGCCGAAGGTAAGACTACTGTCCTCAGTCCACGCACTAATGGCGATCCCGATCCCATTGCAGAGTGGGGAACCAGTCTTTGGAACGAAGGCACTGACGGCTCAAAGGAAGCAGCAAAACGCTTCTGGCCTAAGATGCGAGTGTTCGCTCCCATCGTCGTCCGTGGCGAAGAGGACAAAGGCGTTCGCTGGTGGGGCTTTTCCCGCACCACCTACCAAGCACTACTTGATGTAGTTCTTGACCCCGAGTACGGGGACATTACCGATACCGAAAAGGGTACGGACATTCGCATTGACTACGGCAAGAAGTCGGGTCAATCATTCCCAACGACTGATGTGCGCCCTATGCGCCGCACCTCACCCTTGGCGAAGACCGAAGAAGAAATCAACACTCTTCTTGAAACCATCAAAGTCGCTGCGGATGTTTTTGAAGTTGCTACTTACGAGGCTTGCCAAAAGGTTCTTAATGATACCTTAGGCGAATCTGACACCGAGACCACAACTACCTCGGAGTCTACTCGTTATAGCAATAACACCCCAGCCCAAAAGGATACGGGCATCGAAGGTGTTCAGGACATTGAGTCAGCGTTTAACGATTTGCTGTCATAGTTGACCAGCACCCGCAGGGGGGCACGGGGTTACAGGTGCCCCTCCCTATGGAAATGGAGTTTAAATGGCTAAAGCGGCTCAAGCTAGCCTTGTAAATGATTTGCGCAACGAATTAAACAAGGCAGCTAAAGAAAATATTGCGTATGATTTACACGGGGACAACCCCACGGATGTAAAGACTTGGATTTCAACCGGCTCAACGCTTTTGGATTATATTATTTCCAACCGCAGAGACGGCGGGATCCCTGTTGGCAAACTTACCACGATTGCTGGTGAGTCTGCTAGTGGCAAGAGTCTTGTTGTGACTCAGATTCTAGCGAACACACAAAAGATGGGAGGCGTCGCTGTTTATATTGATACAGAGAACGCAGCCTCCCCAGATTTTATGGAACAACTAGGCCTTGATACAAAGAACAACTTTATGTATGTTCAGCCCGGCACGATTGAAGAGGTGTTCGAAACTATTGAACGTCTCATCGGACTCATCAGGGAGAAGGCCCCTGATAAGCTAGTCTGTATTGTGTGGGACAGTGTTGCTGGAACTCCAGTCAAGGCTGAGATTGAAGGGGACTATGATCCCAACAGCCGTATCGGTCTGACTGCCAAGGCACTAGCCAAAGGTATGCGGAAAGTAACGGAGACACTTGGCAAGGCTCAGATCGCTATGGTTTTCACTAACCAGTTGAAGACTAACATCGGCGTGATGTTCGGGGACAACCGAGTGGAGCCAGGTGGTAAGGCACTACCCTACCACGCTTCCAGTCGTATCTGGCTGACCCAGCACAAGGGAAAAGCCAACGGTCAGATTCTAAACGAGAAGAAGCAGGTCATTGGTTTCCATACCAGTGCCAAGACGATGAAGTCTCGCTTCGGACCATCACCAAGGAGTTGTCAGTTCGATGTACTGTTTGACCTTGCTAACGACCGTGTTGGCGTTGATGATGAAAGTTCCTGGCTTAGTGCTATCGCTGGCACGCCTGGCTGTATTCGCAGCGGCGCTTGGTATACTGTCAATGTTGACGGCGAAGATAAAAAGTTCCAAAGCAAGGACTTTCCGAAACTTCTAGAAGACAAGAAATTTAAAGAAAGAATTCTTGACATTCTAGAGGATGAGTGTAAAATAGGTAAGAAGTAAACTCTTACCGGAGACCCCATGAAAAGATTGCTTATCATTGATGGACAAAATATGTTCATCCGTAACTATGTTATGTCTCCCCAATTGGATATCAACGGGAATCCAATTGGGGGGCTGACTGGTTTTATGCGCTCCCTTCAGAAGGAAGTGCGCCGTGCTAAACCTGACCGAGTTGTAGTTTGTTGGGAAGGTCCGGGTGGCTCACAAGCTCGCAGGGAAAAGAACAAGAATTATAAACTTGGACGTAAAGCCCCAAAGCTTAACCGAGAGTATGAGTTTGCTACACCAGAAGCTGAAAGAGAAAATAAATACGACCAGCTTATGAAGCTGACGGAGTATCTGGAGCAACTTCCTGTTCTTCAGGTGTCCTTGGAGAATGTAGAGGCTGACGACATCATCGCTTGGCTCTGTCATTGTAGTGAGTATGACGAGTGGCAGAAGGTTATTGTATCTAATGACCAAGACTTTTTGCAGCTTTGCGATGATAAGACTGTTTTGCTGCGACCCGGCAAGAACGAACAGGTTATTAATAAGAATAAAGTGCTTGAGGAATATGGTATACATCCTCGTAACTTTGCGTGGGCACGAGCAGTTGTTGGAGACAAATCTGACAATTTAGAAGGAGTTAGGGGACTAGGCTTAAAGACAATGGCTAAAAGATTTCCCTTCCTTTCAGAAAATAAAGACTATGGTCTTGAAGATATTTTAACGCACGCAGAAAATAATAAAAATAAAGTCCAGGCTTTTCAAAAAGTTCTTGAAAGTAAAGAAATTATTGCCTCAAATTATGATATTATGCAGCTATATACCACTGTCATATCACCGCAAGGAGTCCGCAAATTAAAATATGCAATTGAGAACGACGGGGTTGATCTCAATCGCACCAAAATTAGGACAATGCTCCTCAAAGATGGGATTGGCACTTTAAATATTGACGAGCTTATGTTGATGCTCAACTCTCACAGAAAATAAACGAGAGTTGCCCTTCACATTTTCAGCAATTAAGTTATAGTAGAGGACAAGGAATTTAAATGACCGAACAACAGCACGATACATTTAGCAAGTTCGGAAAATCCTTCCAAGAAAAATTAGTAAAGACCATCCTCTTTGATCGTAACTTTGCGAATCAAATGGAGGAGGTTCTAGACACCAGTTATCTAGAGTTGAAATACCTTCAAGTTTTTGTGGACCTGATGTTCCAGCACAAGCAGTCCTACCCGCACCCAACTTATGAAGCAATGGTTTCAGTTGTGCGGACACAGACCGAAGATTACTCAGATAGTATTATTAAACAGGTCATCGAGTTTATGGCTCGCATCAAGAGCAATGCTATCGGTGACGAGGACGAAGAGTATGTCAAGGAGAAGTCCCTAGACTTTTGTAAGAAGCAGAAATTAAAAGAGGCTATCCTCAAGTCGGTAGACCTCCTTCAGTCCCAGAGCTTTGATCAGATCCAAAAGGTCATCAATGAGGCGATGAACCTCGGCGCTGATAACGACCACGGGCACGACTACCATGAAGATGTTCTTGACCGCTTTGAGATGAAGATGCGCAATCCCGTCTCTACTCATTGGGATGAAATTGATATGATTACCAAAGGCGGACTTGGCAAGCGAGAGCTTGGCGTAGTGGTCGCCCCAACTGGCGCAGGCAAGTCTATGGCTCTTGCCCACCTCGGCGCAATGGCTGTGGTCAAAGGCAAGACGGTAGTCCACTACACTTTAGAACTCGCAGACACTGTGGTTGGCCAACGCTATGACTCTTGTATCACGGGTATCGAGCTAACGAGCTTAATGTCTATGAAGGATTCTATTGTTGAGGCAGTAGCACTTATCCCTGGACAACTCATTATTAAAGAGTATCCCACCAAGTCGGCATCCACTCGCACAATTTTGACGCACCTAGAGAAACTGAAACAAAAGGGTATCAATCCCGATATGATTATCGTGGACTACGCTGACCTTTTGAAACCAACAGCCTCTGGATTTAAGACTCAGGAACTCCGCCACAGTCTCGGCAATACCTATGAAGAACTACGAGCCATCGGTCAAGTGTGGGACATTCCAGTATGGACAGCATCCCAGACCAACCGTAGTGGATTGAACGCCGAGGTCATCACGATGGAAGCTATCAGTGAAGCATTTAGCAAGTGCTTTGTGGCTGACTTTATCTGTTCCATCTCCCGCACGGTTGAGGATAAGACTGAGAACAAAGGTCGTATGTTCGTAGCCAAAAACCGCAACGGTGTTGACGGCATTGTCTACCCAATGGAAATTGATACCTCTAGGGTTCACATGCGAGTTCTTCCGCCTGACGAGCACTCAACAATTGATGCAGTGGTGATGAAGACTAAGCAGGAACAAGATGAACACCTTCGGAAGAAGTATAAAAAGTTCAAAGCGACCCGAGACAAGAAAGCAGAAGACGCCCGCCAAAAAGCGGACGATAAAAAAAAACAGAATGAAGACCAAAAAAGTATTAAACAAGGGTTACGAGATTTAAAACAAAAACTTGAAGAGGAGAAAGCGGCATCATGAGCGACACAGACTTATCAACGGAAATCCTATCGGATATCACGGTATATATGAAGTATGCCCGATATCTTCCGGAAAAGCAACGCCGTGAAACTTGGGACGAACTCGTCGCTCGTAATATGGAAATGCATATGAAGAAGTATCCCAATCTCAAGCAAGAGATTAAGGATAACTATCAGCTTGTATATGATAAAAAGGTGTTGCCTTCAATGCGCTCTATGCAGTTTGCAGGCAAGCCTATTGAAATCTCTCCCAATCGTGTATTCAATTGCGCCTATGCCCCTGTGGATGACTGGCGTGTGTTCGGCGAGATTATGTTTTTGTTGCTTGGTGGAACCGGCGTGGGCTACTCTGTCCAGCACCACCATGTAGACGAACTTCCAGAGATTCACAAACCTAACTCAGAAAGAACTCGGAGGTATTTAGTAAATGATAGTATTGAAGGATGGGCTGATGCAGTCAAACATCTTATCCGCAGCTACTTCTTTGGTGGCTCTAAGCTACGATTTGATTATAGTGATATTCGCCCTAAAGGTGCTCGCCTTGTAACTTCTGGTGGCAAAGCCCCAGGACCCCAGCCTCTCAAAGAGTGCTTGGTTAAGGTCGAGGGGGTTCTGAACGAAAAGGTTGATGGTGAAAAGCTGTCCGCTATTGAAGTCCACGACATCGTTTGCCATATTGCCGACGCTGTTCTGGCTGGCGGCATTCGCCGAGCGGCTCTTATCTCTTTGTTCTCCGCAAGTGACAACGAGATGATTGCCTGCAAGGCTGGCAACTGGTGGGAGACCAACCCACAGCGAGGACGAGCCAACAACTCTGCTGTACTTTTGCGGCACAAAGTCACAAAAGAATTCTTCCTAGACTTATGGAAACGAGTGGAAGCATCCAACGCTGGCGAACCTGGCATCTACCTGTCCAACGACAAGGACTGGGGAACCAACCCCTGCTGTGAGATCGGACTACGACCATTCCAGTTCTGTAACCTTACGGAAGTTAATGTTAGTAACATCACAGGACAAAATGATCTAGAGGAACGAGTGAGGGCTGCCACCTTTATCGGCACCCTCCAAGCAGGCTACACAGACTTTCATTATCTTCGCCCAGTGTGGCAGCGAACAACTGAAAAGGATGCACTCATTGGTGTGTCTATGACAGGCATCGCTTCGGGTCGAGTGCTCCAAGACGACATTAGTTTGACGGATGCTGCGAACGTAGTCAAAGAAGAAAATGCCCGTGTTGCTGATAAGATTGGAATCAATCAGGCAGCCCGTACAACCTGCGTAAAGCCAGCAGGCACAACGAGTTTAGCACTAGGAACATCTAGTGGCATCCACGCCTGGCATAACGATTATTATATCCGCCGAATCAGAGTTGGCAAAAATGAGCCAATTTATTGGCACCTAGCAATTCACCACCCAGAACTGGTGGAGGATGAGTTCTTCCGTCCACACGATACAGCCGTCATCTCGGTGCCTCAACGAGCACCCGAAGGTTCTATCCTGCGTGATGAGTCTGCCTTCCAGCTTTTGCGGCGAGTAAAGAAGATTACCAAAGAGTGGGTTAATCCCGGCAAGCGATCAGGACAAAATGGTCACAATGTTTCAGCTACTATTTCTTTACGGGAAAACGAATGGTCTGACGCTGGCGAATGGATGTGGGAGAACCGCAAACATTATAATGGGCTGGCTGTGCTGCCCTTCAATGGCGGCACCTATCAGCAGGCACCATTTGAAGACTGCTCCAAGGAGAAGTTTGATGCTATGATGGCTACGCTTGAAGGTGTTGACCTCTCTAAGATTGTAGAAGAAGATGACAACACTGATCTTAAGGGTGAAGCAGCCTGTGCAGGCGGCGAGTGCGAAATTACTTAAAGGGAAACAAAAAGTATTATATAATGTGAAGAGGAAAGGAGTCTGTTATGGCTACCCTAAACTTTATTATGCCCGATGATCTTAAAGAGGGCTTTTGTGAACGAGAAGAAAAGCAGTCCAAGAACAAACACACTTGGTTGCCATCGGGACAAACACGAGCAATTGTTGGTGATGAGATAGCCATTGAGTGCTATTGTAAGCACTGCAATATGCGTGAGTGGACTCAAACTTCTCGCTTTGAATTTGAAATGCTACAGGACTATTGGAAGGAACTAAGATGAAACCATTGAATCGCAGACTACTTATTGAAGTCACAGAGGAGGAACCAGAACAGGGAGCATTCTTCGTTCCGGCGGAGGAAAAGGTTGAAGAGTTCTTAGCGGCTAAGGTTATGGACTGTGCTATTGACTGCACTACCGACCTAACCGGCAAGACTGTGGTCATCCATTCTTTTGGGATAGAAGAGGTAACGGTCAGAGGAAAGAAATATACTTTCATTGGCGAGAATCACCTGATCTGTGTAGAATAATATAATGAACAGTAAATGCCAAGAACTTATCAAAGAGATCAATAATCGTTTGGAATTGTCTCTTGATAAACAAAGGACTGAGAAGTCACGTTGGCATCATAAACAACTGGCTCGCCTACAACTTCGAGAACTAAGAAAGCTTCTCACTGAGGCAAAGTCCCAGCCGGAAGGCAACTAAGAAAGGTAATATTATGAGACTTGAGGGAGAACCCTGCGTCATTGACGTAGGAGCATTTGTAATGAATTGTCATCACGGACTTCTCCGCATGGGTGTTGTCGCTTCTAAGAGAGTGGACCAACAAGGATGGACTCAGTGCAAAGTTAACTGGTTAGAGGATGACATCTACGAAGCTCATAAAGCGTGGGGTCTAGAGATAGATTCAGATAAAGTTTATAGTGATGAGACTCGGGTTGACTATTTAAAACCAGTAAGTCCCAAGTGGTTACATAACGTCTTGGGGTCCTATGGGAGATATAAAAATGAGCAAAGAACAAAAAACGGCTGAAGAAGTTACTGACGACTTGATTCCAAAGCCACCATCTAAGTTGGCCCCCCGAGGAATTACTAGTTTCACTGTTTTCCGTCAGCAAGATGAGACGGGTGTTTCAGGTGAAGGTGTCGTAATTGAAGGCGTCGTCATGGCGACAGGTCAATGCGTTGTTCACTGGCTCTACCCACCGCCCCGTGGAGGTATCGCCATCTTTGATAGCATGAGTGACTTTGTGAAAGTTCATATTGAACCTCACCCAGCTAATCAAACTATCATCACTTATCAAGATGGACACAAGGAAGTTTATGGCGGAACAAAGGACGAGGAATAAGTTACAATCTTCGTCTTCTTTTTGCTTGACTAATCCCAGAACTAGTCTATAATAAAACCATAAGAAAATAGAAAGGTTGCTAATGGATAACCGCACCGAAAGCAAGATCCCATTCGTGGGATTACATGCTCACTCTGGACTCTCACCGTTTGACGGGCTGGGGATGCCTGGCGAACATATGGACTTCGCCTATGAGAATGGGATGAACGCCCACGCTCTGACCGACCACGGTCACATGAACGGGCTCTCGTTTCAGGTGGAACATTTAAAGAAAATGAAGGAAGACGGTAAAGACTTCCGAGCCATCTACGGATGCGAATCCTACTTCATTAAGTCCCATCGTAAATGGCGCACGATGTACGAGGAGCACAAGGCTAACTCTAAGAAGCAGAAGAAGGAAGAGTATGGGATGGTCATCGAGGATGAGGACCGCCAGAAGAAGTTCAATCCTCTCAATAGCCGCAGTCACCTTGTGATGTTTGCCCAGAATCAGACCGGGTTAAATAATCTTTTTAAACTAGTTTCTGATAGTTACCAGCCTGAAAACTTCTATCGTTATCCTCGTATGGATTTTGAGATGCTAGACAAGTATAACGAGGGGCTCATCATCAGCACCGCTTGTATGTCTGGTCCACTGTTTGGAGACTTTTGGAAGAACCGAGATAAGAGTCCAGACCATGTACTGTCTGCAATGCGGGACACTATTGCTCAGTTCAAGGAGATCTTCGGCGACAGGTTCTACGGAGAGATCCAGTGGAATGATATTCCTGAGCAGCATCTCGGCAACAATCTTATTATTCAAGCCTGTATGGAAATGGGCGTAGAGGTCATCAGCACAGCCGATAGCCACTACCCACGACCAGAGCTTTGGAAAGAGCGAGAGATGTACAAGCGCATCGGCTGGGGAGGCAAGATCCCAGCGTGGGCTGAGGGCGGTAACGGCCTTCCCGACTCGGTTGATGAGGTCGGCTATGAACTCTATCCGAAGAACGGCGACCAGATGTGGGAGAGTTATAAGAGCTACTCCGCCAAGCATCGCACCGAGTACGAT